CGGCGCCCGCGGTCAGCGCTGAGGGGAACGTCCACTCCCGCCCGTCAGGCCCAACCAGGCCTTGCACGGCGTCGTTGTCGTCGACCAGGTAGAGGGGCAGGCGGGCGGTGTAGTTGCTCATGGCGGGGCTTCAGTACAGCTTGGCGGCGCTGGCGCTCGTGGCGCCCAGCTCCATGTCGGTGACCTTCAGCGACAGGCTGATGTCCTTGTCGCCGTCGGCATCCTTGGCGTACTCGGTGACCGACTGCACCACGGCGATGGCGGTGATGCGCACGCGCGTGCCCGCGCCGGGCGACACCGTGATGCCCAGCGCTTCGACCTGGGCCGTGCTCAGGTACAGGCACGGCGAGGGGTCGTAGGCCGACTCGGGCCCGCTGACGGCGCTGCTGTCGTCATCGCTGACGTTCATCGAAACGAGTCCCATCAGAGAATCCCCGGGTTGGGCGCAGGAATGGTTGCAATCGCCTTGAGCGCCTGCGCGGCGCCTTGGGCGGGTGACGGCAGCGGCCGGCCTTCACTGGCCGGCGGCATGATCACCACGGAGCGGTCTGCCACCACGACGGGCTTGCCGTCGCCGGTGTAGCAGCCGGGCACGGTGTAGGTCATGGCCTAGTTGTAGGCCGCGGCCCAGGTGCCGGTTGTGCCGGTGGCCAGCGCGCGGGCGATGTTCACCAGGATGAACTGGCCTGCGGTCATCACCAGCGTGCCCGTGCCGCTGCCTGGCAGGTTGAACGCGAGCGTGCCCGACGTCACGCACAGGATGCCGGTGGTAATGCCATTGGGCAGGTCGGTCGTGTCGCTCAGCGTGATGGGCGTCGTGTTGATGTCCAGCGTGTTCTGCTTCTGGTTGCCCAGCTGCGTGATGAACGTCGGGGCGTACTTCTGGAAAGACATGGCGATCTCCTAGACTTGTGACGGGGAAGGCGAGCCGTAGCCCGAGAACTGGTTCAGCATGTCCTGCAGCGCGTTGGAGCCGCCGCCCTTGGTGGGTGCCGCGGCCAGCTTCTGGGCCGTGTCGGCGCCCAGATTGGCCTGCTGCTGCGCGGCCGCCTGCGCCTGCGCCTGCGCGCGGGCCTTGCGCATCAGCGCCACCTTCTGGCTGTCGACGATCATCGACGGGTCGACGTTGAGCATCGCGCTGTAGGCGCGAATCCACTCGTCGGTGTCGAAGTTGTCCAGCACCTCGGGCTTGACCGGCGCGATGACCTGGGTCATTTGCGCGACGAAGCGGTCGACGCTGGTCGTGCCGATCGCGCGCTGGGCCTGCGCCAGCACGCTGATGTACTCGACCTGCAGCGGCTTGCCATGCAGCTCGGGCGGCGCGGGCGGCAGCAGACCGGCCTTGAGCGCGCGGTTGTAGGTGCCCGACACCAGCGGGGTCAGCAGCTCGTTGTCCATGCGCTCCAGCACGGGGCCGAGCATCAGCATTTTTTCTTCTTGGCGCGCCGCGACCTCGGTGGCGGTCATGTTCGGGTTGGCGCTGTTGCTGACCATCAGGAACAGGTCGGCGAAGAACGTCTGGTTGATGCGCCCCTGGGTCTGCGCAATGTCGGCGCTCAGGTGCTGCAGGTTCAGCGTGACGTCGAACAGGTTGCGCGTGCCGGCGCTGCCGGTGTTGTCCAGGTACGTGACGCCGCCAGGCATGCCGTCGACCTCGCGATTCTTCATCGCGGTGGGCATTTGCAGGGGCGGCTTGGTCATGTAGTCGATGGCTTGGGCCTTGCGCAGCTGCTCTTGCTGCAGCGCCTTGACGTCGCCCAGCGCCATCATTCCCGGGCTATTGCCGTAGACGTCGCCGCCGGCCAGGTTCCAGCGCGCCACCAGCGCGGGGAACGATTCGTAGCCGCCGTCGCGCAGGGGCTTGTCGGGCGTGCCGCCGATCTCCCAGTAGGTCGACGTCCAGGCCATGTTCTGGCTGTCACGCTTGGTCGGGTCGCGGTCTTCGCGCGGCTCGATGCACTGCAAGATCGTGACCCACGAGTCCAGGTCGCCGCGGTCAAAGCGCTGCACCAGCGCCAGGCTGCAGTTGTCGCGGCCGAACTCGTTGACCACCTCGCCGGTGGTCTTCTGGAACTCGCGATAGATCGTGCACACCTGGCCGCGCCAGTCGGTGGCGATCGCGTATTCGCCCACCGTCAGTGGGTACAGGCGCATCACGTCCTTGACGTCGTCTAGCATGATCGCCGCGCAGGTGCCGAACGCGCCCAGCTCGGTGTAGAGCTGGTGCAGCGTGTTGTAGACGTTCGACTTGCGAAAGATCCCCAGCACGATGTCGGTGACGTCCTGCAGCCATTGCTTGACCGCGGTCGACGCCATCAGCGTCTTGTCTTCGACGGCGAACGCCAGCCACGGGCGCGCCGGGCTGGTCATGCCTGACATCATGCCGGCGGCCAGCGTGTTCAGCGCCATCGTGCCGGTGTTGTCGTAGATGGCGTTGTGGCGGCGCTGGCCGCGGTTGCGGTCGCTGATGAAGTAGCGCCCGTTGCGCGGCATCACGTAGTTGGTGATCTCCGACCAGTGCGCGAACCAGGTCGAGCGCTCGTTCTTGAGCGCGCCCCAGCGCGCCATCACGAGCTGGCGCTTGGTGCGCGGCTGGCCCTTGGGCGCGGGGGTCATGACGTCAGCCACCGGTGACTCCCGAGGACGACGCGCCACCGCCGCCCAGCAGCGTGGCCTTGCCCAGGTTCAGCAGCGACGGGTCGATCCCGCCGGGGCCGGTCAGGAAGGTCTGGGCCACGCCCGAGTTGCCGCCGGCCTGGCCCGTGCCGGCGTTCTTGGTGATGTCGGTGTTGGCGTCGGGCACCTGCGACGCCTGCGGCTTGGCCGGGATGTTGGGCTTTTGGGCCTTGTTCGCCGTGACGGCGACGGCGGCACCCGCGACGAAAGCGGCGGCAGCGGCAGAAATGCCCATGGTCAGAGTTCCTCGGTGTAGACCGTGTCTTGCACGCGAGCGCGCTTGCGGCGCACCTCGATTCGCATGATCCGGTCGAGTGTCGTGTCGGGCTTGGCGTGCCAGGCCATGAGCTGCGCGCCGCGGCGCTTGCCAGCTTCGCGCGTGGCGTCCATCAGCTGCGCGCCGATCAGCGCGCGGTGCGAGTGCGACGTCCACAGCGCATCGTTGTAGACCATCAGCACGTCCCGGTAGTGGATATGCGGGGCCACGAAGTTGATCGAATAGCCCACGATCTGGTCGCCGTCGCGCGCCACGATCGTCACCCCGAAGCCCTCGGCTTCCGCGTTGCGGTAGCGCTCGACGTCGGGGTTCAGCTTCATCAGCGCCTTGTTGGTCGTGAGCTCTTCGCGATGGTCGACCAGCAGGGGCCACAGCTCGGTTTCGATGATGTCGGCGATGGGCTGTTCGGTGAACGTGATCATCGCGGCTCCACGTGGTAGGGCACCAGGTCGACGATCAAGTGCGTGCGCCAGTCGGGCGAGTCGTTGTGCACGTGGTGGCGCTGCTTGTGGTCAAAGCGCCAGGCGGTGCCCGGCAGCATCGTGACCGTCTCGTCGCCACAGGTGAAGGCGTTGCCCACGCCCGAGATCAGCGGGATGTGAAAGCGCGAGTAGACGTCGGCGTAAGCACCCTCGTCGACATGCGGATCGATCACGCCGCCTGGCTTCAGGCGCACGACCATCACGCGGCCGACGGCCAGGGAGATCTGGTTGTCCATCAGGCGGATGACCAGGCGCGTGCATTCGGGCAGCAGCTCCAGCGCCGGCCACGCGACCGAGTCGCAGTCGTCGAACACGCTGATCGTGGAGTCCGGGTTGGGCCCGCGCAGCACGATGCACTCGGTATCGTGATGGGCGCTGCCCGGGTAGGTCTGGCGCGCGGTGAACTCGTGCCACAGCTCGGGCTGACGCGCGAGTTCAGCCACGGCCGTCGAAACGTCGAGGCCGCGGAGAACTTGGGCGAAGTTGCGGTAGGCCACGGTTGTCATCAGCGAAGGTGAGCGGTCGGATCGTAGTCGGAGCGATCAAGTTTCTGCATACAGGCCAGCGGGTCGTACTCGTCGCGCGTCGAGCCGCGGCGCCCGCCCGACATCAGGTCGATCATGGCTTGCTTCTTGGGCGTGTCCATCAGCGCCAGGAAGAACGCACTGGCCCAGTCCGGGCTGCGACCGATGCGCTTTTCGACCTCTTCGCGGCCTTCGACGTAGATCGATCGGCCCTGCAGCGTCCAGGTGAACGCGCACAGATCGGCCTTCAGGCGCGGGTCGGGCGGGATGGCGATGCCGTTGTTGGCCTCGGGGTCGAACGCTTCGCGAGCGCGCCAGATCAGCTCGGAGCGCAGGTTCTTGAACTCCAGCATGCCGGACTTGTCGCGCCCCTGGCTGGCGTGGCTGACGTTCACGCCGATCACGTCTTGCTTGGCGTTGACCAGGAAGTCGTAGGGGCTGGCGCCCACGCCGATCACGTCGATGTGGATGACCGCGTCGTCGCGCTTTTGGCCGATGGCCAGCGCCGCCACCATCGGGCCGTTGGGCGTGGACTTGCCCGGCTCCCACACCGGTTTGTCGAACCACCAGCCATGGCGCTTGATCAGGACGGTATTGTCCTTGCCGCCGCGCGCCACGTCCAAGCCGATCGAGTCCATCGGCGGCTTGGGGCTGAGCGCCGTCCAGCGCGCCTGCGCGAGCTCGACCCACTCGGTGGGGATGACCTGGAACGCACCGTCTTCGACGCCCGCGTTGAAGTCACCATTGAGCATTTGCGAGCGCAGCGGCTCGGGCAGCGATTGCAGCGTGCTCATGTAGTCGGTCGCCATGTAGTAGGGGTTGTCGGTCAAGCGCGAGGGGATGAACGTGCGCGACTTCGGCTTGATGATCTCGGTGGGCTTGTAGCGCTTGGGGTCGAAGTCGTAGAACGGCTCGCCGTTGACCAGCACGAACGGATCGGCGCAGTCCACCCAGCGGTCTTTCGATCCGCCGTTGCCATCGGGCAGCATCGCCGCGTAGCGCAGCACGCCCGGCGGCGTGGGGTACAGCGGGTGCGCCTCGTCCAGCCACGGGCCGAAGAACTCGATGACCCAGCGCCCCTCGCTGGTGGTGGGCGGGTTGAACGTCATGAGCACCTGCGCGTGCTCGGTCGGGTCGCTCGTGCGGTTCCATCCCATGACGAAGCGCACCTGCTGCTCGCGCATTTCGGTCACTTCGTCGAACGCCTTCAGGCCGTGGTCGCGGCCCTGCCAGCGTCGCTCATCGCCGGGGTTGTCCAGGCCGGCGAACTCGCAGATCCGATTGCTGGGCAGGCGCCAGATCGACTTCTGGCTGTTGAACCCGTCGGTCGTGCCCTGGATCACCGTCAGGCGCTGGATGACACCTTCGGTCTGCGCCTTCTCGCGGCGCACCACCAGGCTGCGCCGGTGCTGGGTCTGCACCTTGCCGCAGATCAGGTCGGTCTTGCCGCCGCCGGCAGCACCCCCGTAGCCGATGATGTCGGCCTGCGATTCGTAGGCCATGAGCTGGGGGCCGGCCAGCGGGCGCCAGGGCGTGTCGGCGATGTCGGCGGCGATCAGCGCGTCGAGCTCTATGCGCTCGTCGGGCGACAGCTCGGCCAGCGCTGCGTCCAGCTCGTCGTCGGTCACGCGAAGTCGTCGGCGCTGGGCGCGCCGCGCCGATTGGACAGGATGGCTTTGAGCCGCGCGCGGCGCGTCGTCTCGTCGATCTGCAGCGCGGCGCCGTCGGCGCCAGTGATCTCGGTGCGCTCGACGCGGTAGGCGGCAATGCGCGCCTTGGCTGCGGCCAGCAGCAGGGTGTCGCTGACCTTGCGGATCGTCAGTGGCACATGCTGGCCGTTGGCGTCCAGCACGGGGCGGTACTGCTCTTTGCCGTCCTCGTCGACGTAACGCTCGTGGGCGTAGCTGATGCGCCCCTGGTGCACCACCGGTTCGTAGAACCCCTCCAGCCCGCGGCGCAGCACCTCTTGCTCGACACGCTCGGCCACCAGCGCCTGGCCCTCGGCCAGCGCCTCCCGCACGGCCTTGTCGAACTCGGGGTCAGCCTGGCGGGCGCGCCACACGACCGTGCGGTCGATGCCGATGGCGTCGGACGCCTTGGTCACGAACGGGTCGGCGCGCAGAAAGGCCAGCAGGGGCTCGCGCCAGGGGAAGGCATGGTGGGACATGCCCAGATTGTTTCAGGCCCACCAGGGGGCCATGCATACAGCTTCAGCGCACCACCGGGCGGGTACGGTACCCGCAGATCCCTTGGACGGTCGCCCGGGGGACGTTGAAGTGCTTGGCCAGGCGCCCATAGCTCCAGCCCTCTTCCTCGCGCTTGACCCGCATGTCTTCGACCTGCTCATCGCTGAGCCGGATTTTCCAGTGCCGCCGACCAGCTGCAGAACCTGAGTAGACAAGAATTTGCGTGAATCCCATGACTCAGATTCCCTTCAACGGGTTGGACGAAAAACTGCGGATTGGCAACGTGAAGCGCAACGCGCAAGTGCAACGCGCAACGCAGTCTATAGACCTGCGTTGCGTTGCGTTGCACCTTGCTTCGTATTTACCCCTACAACACGGTGCAACGTTGCACCCGCGTTGCACGCGTTGCACGCTGAACGCGCACGAATTTGCGCGCTCTGAGCGAGCAGATTTCTGCAAAGAGCTGTTCACTGATCACC